ATCGAAAGAAAAGAAAGAAGAAACCTTATCCGCTACACCACAGAAAAAGTTTAGGTCCTAAATCTTCTTGGAGAGGGTGTCTGAAGAAACGGAGAGGCCAGGGATAGATTCCCCCGTTAATTGACAGTCAAAAATCCCCCCTGTAATAGAAGTTCCTTTCGGAAAAAGAGAAGCTGACCAAGACTTTAATGTGGAACTATTCTCATTAATATGTTTTTTGCAGCTTTCTTCTGTCTTAAACCGTAACTTTGAACCTTTATATTCGTCTACGGTAATGACAACGGGCCCGGGAAGTCCAAGAACTCCTATGAGTACGACTATTACATAGAGCATTTGTTTTTCTCCACTTTAATAGCATCCAATTCATAACCCATAGCATGTAAAAGACTTTCGATCTTGTAAATTGATGGCTCGAGAATCTTGCATCTTTCATAATTCTCAATTGTGCTAGAGCCAACACCAGATAAAGCAGAAAGTTCTGTGCGTGTTAAACCAGACTCTCTTCTTATGTCAGATAATATCGTTGACCAGTGTTCCTTAGTCTCTAGCATTTCACCTTATTAGTGCCGGGACATATCAGACGGATCTAAATCCTCCAAAATATCTTCGTAAGAAGAGTCGCTGTCCCCAGCCATAATTCCCATCGTTACAGTCGTAAGTCTACTCATTAAATGCATCACTTTCGGCAATCCTATTTCCGCTGCGCCTGATTCTATGGCTACTCTAAAAAGAACCACAGATCTTGATGATGGCGATAGAGAGGTGTTTTCTTGGGTAACCTCTGAAACCCGGCGGTAGAAACTGTCTAAATCTCCGCTCATGCGCTTGATCCCTCCCCATAAGTTAGGCGAAGTTCAGCGTCCGTGGGTGCATTTTGCGCTACTTCTACCAAAAAAGCAATCTGCTGGGCAGGTGACCGCTGATTCTTCTCCGCTAGTGTCAAAAGTTTTTCCCAAGCAGGAATTGGAACAGCAACACTCTTGTATCTTTTAATGTCTGGCATTTTACTCTCCTAGGTTAGCCATTGTTTAAGTTCCTCGCCCAGCACCGTGCTGGCGATATCCATTTTGTTCCGAAGAGCTTTGACAATCTTTTCATCAATTGTTTTCTCCGAAATAAAATCAATGTAAGTAACGTGATCTGTTTGACCGATGCGGTGCGCTCGATCTTCCGACTGCATACGAACAGCTAGATCAAAGCTGTTTGCAAAATAAATAACAGTTGTTGCCGCAGTCAGAGTAATTCCGTAACCGCCTGTCTGTGGATTGCCTATAAAGAATCGAGCATTGCCATTCTGAAATTTCTCAATGGCTTCCACCCTCTCCTCGTCAGTCGTATCTCCAAAGTAAGAAACGGTAGAACCTGGGCCGTGAGCCTTGGTCAGTGCTTCGGTAATGCGTTTCACATCGTATCTGAATCGTGACCAAATTATGGCTTTACCTTTAACTTCTTCTAAACAAGCCAGTAACTCTTTGATTCTATTATCATCTATCTCAACAAACTCTCCGCTGTCTGATCTCACATGACCAGACAACACCTGTTGCATTCTCAGAAGCTGGGTCATGACGTTGTTTGCAGTCATGAACTCTTCGTCATCAATGTGTGCAAGAGCGTATTCTTTTAATTCGTTATAGATACGGTTCTGGTCAGGTGTCAGTGCTATGTTTCTCTGCGTATAGATTTTTGCCGGCAGATCTAGGCACTCTTCTTTCGTAATTCGGCTCGAAAAATCTTTCAACATGGAGCCAAGTTGCTCGAGGTTACGGTATCCCACAACGCGGTTAAAAGAATGTGATCCAACATGCTGCTTCTTCATCACAGCGTAGCGGTATTGGAACTGAAAGAAGTTATCTCCGCACTCTCCAAGAAGTTTCTTATCCAGGAATCTACATTGCGCCCACAAATCCATCGGAGATTGCGTAACAGGAAATCCTGTCAGGATACGTCTGTAAGTGGCCAGTTCGCCTATCTTGATTAGAGCCTTGGTTCGCCCAGCTTTGGGAGATTTGATTGCGGTGGATTCGTCAACCGCCAACATCGCTTTGGAAGCCTTTAGAAGAGCCGTGAGATACTTCCGACCCTTGGGGGTAGATAGTGCCTCAACATTCATGACTAGCACTCTAAGAGCCTCTGAGGGCTTTAGGATGTCCTCTAAAAGTCTTTTCTCGGATTTGTTCGCACCAGACTTCCAAATGGCAACAACCCGTTCGATGGTCTCGGGCATGTGTGCAGGAATCTCGAGGTTCGCCCAATTGCGGTAAACACCCTTGGGGGCTACTACAACAAAGGTATCAATCTTGCCCGTTTGAAAAAGCACAGAAGCGTTGTCAATACACACCTTTGACTTACCCGTTCCCATTTCCATAAGGTAAGCCCAATTGACTGCACTCCACGATTTACGCAGAACATCATCTTGGTGTTTGTAAGGCTCGGTTTTATATTTGTATTTCATTTCCATCGTGCGTGGTAAATTAGCATAATTTTTTCCATTGTCAAAGATAATTTTTTGTGATAGAAGGGAAAAGTTAGAAAGTGAGGAAGTAATAAATGGCTGTATTCGTAACACAAGAGAATCCCCGGGTTGATATCGTATCGGCTCACAAGTGGGGAGACCTCGAACCTTTAGCATCACCTTTTGATCAAGTTCATTTGAATCCCGGAAGAATTGTGGCATCTATTCGTCGCAAGCTTAAAGGATTTAATGACGATGATTGGCTGTTGGCTATGGGGGATCCAGCCATCATAGGCATTGCTTTTGCTGTTGCCTCATCTGTAAACCATGGCCGCGTGAATTTGTTGAAGTGGGATAAGATTGAGAAATCTTATTACCCAGTGAAGATTAATCTGCGTGGTGGTGGCATTGAGAACTTAAACCCTGACGAGGAGATACGTTATGACTAGCACCGCAGAAGACGTTTGGGACATTATCCAAGCTGATGCTTCTGCCTTCGAGGGACTGACAACTGAGGGTGGTGGCGAATTGAGTCAATTGATTCGCACGGTATCTGAAGTCAATCAGTCACTGAGCAAGGCAGAGGAGACTGTTAAATCTTTGAAACGTAGTCGTGATCGATATCTTTACGATCTCATTCCAGCAAAGTTGGCGGAGATGGGAATCGATAAGGTAGAGGTTGATGGGAACAAGGTGTCCTTACGGACGTTTGTTTCCGGGACTATGCCGAAAGATCCAATACAACGAGAAAATGCTTTCGCACATTTACGAGAGATTGGAGCGGGTGACTTCATTAAGAACGATGTGAGTGTGTCGTTTGGAGTTACGCAGGACAATTCTGCGAAATCGTTGCAAGTGGAACTTGAGGAGAAGGGGTTCGACACATCAGCCAAGACTTGGGTAGAGCCTATGACGTTAAAAAAATTGATTCGTGAACGAGTAGAAGCGAACCAAGAAATAGACCTTGAAATGTTTAACGCACACGTTGGACAAGTAGCCAAGATAGAAGGAGTATGAACCATGGCTAAAACAAATGGAAAACTACCAGCAGAACTCACCGCCGCATTTGAAGCAGATTCGGGGATGGGTCTAGAAGATGTATCAACAACAGATATGCAGATACCTTTTCTGCGTATCATTCAAGCATTGAGCCCTCAGTTAAAGAAAAGCGATCCAGCTTTCATTGAGGGGGCTTCACAAGGGGATATATTTAATACCGTTACCAATAAGACATGGGCAGCTGAAGATGGTGTTTCTGTCTTGCCCGTGCATTTTATCCAGAAGATGTTGGAGTTTGTTCCAAGATCAGCGGGTGGTGGTTTCGTTGGCGAACTGTCTGCTGACAGCAATGAGGTTCGCCAAGCTGTTCGAGATCAGGATACCGGCATGGAAGTTCTGCCAAACGGTAATGAACTTGTTCGCACAGCCCAGCACTACATCAAGATTGTGCATGAGGATGGTTCTCTTGAAAGTGCTATTCTGGACATGAAAAAGACACAGTTGAAGGTGTCTCGCAAATGGAACACGCTGATTGCCATGCAGAAGCATAATGGCAACACGCTTCCGAGTTTTGCCAAGACTTATACGCTTAGATCGATTGAGGACGGAAACGACAAGGGTAGTTGGTATTCCTGGTCTATCGAAGTTGGCGATATGGTTAAGAGTCTTGAAGCTTATAACGATTGCAAGGAGCTTCACAGTAGCATTCGGAAAGGGGAGTTGCAGATTGCTCCGCCCCCATCTGATATGGTGCTGGAAGATCAGTCCTCTCAAGAAGTGCCGTTCTAGGAAGGACTGCGCCCCCCTCGTCTGCACACGAGGGGGGCTCTTTTCTGATGGAGAATGTAGCAGAAAGATTCCTTCAATTATTTGAAGGCTATGGTAAAGCCCACGGACAGACCGCTGTTCTGGATCGTGCTAGACACGGTAAAAAGCAAGCGAACTATAAAATTGTCCATGAGCCGTTGACCTTGCAACTCGTTCAGAATCATCTGGACGGGAAACTTGGTGTCGGGTCGATACCAATTGATGAAACAAGTCGATGCTCGTTTGGAGCATTAGATATAGATGATTACAACCTAGACCTCACCGCTCTTCTAGCGAAGGTCAAGAGATTTAAGCTACCTCTGATTATGTGTCGCTCAAAGTCGGGCGGGGCTCACCTGTTTCTTTTTCTGTCGGAGAAAATAGCAGCCGCCGAAGTGCGCGACAGATTAGCTGAGTTTGCTTCCGTTCTAGGCTGGGGTAACTGTGAGATATTCCCCAAGCAAGAAGAAGTTCGAGCGGACAGAGGGGATGTCGGTAACTTTATAAACCTTCCTTACCAGAACGCAAAGCATACAACGAGGTATGCTCTCAAGGATGATGGAGACAGTCTTACTCTAGAAGAGTTTCTGTCCCTAGCTGAAAGTCTGTGCGTCACGGGTGCGGAACTGGCTTCAATTAAACTTGGTTCACAAGATACGGTTCTGCCAGATGGACCACCTTGTTGCCAGCAGTTAACCGAGTTTGGAATACCAGAGGGGGGTCGTAACATGACTCTTCTCAACGTGGGGATCTACTATCGGAAGTTTGCTCCCAACGATTGGAAAGAACTTCTGGAAAAGCACAACAGAGAACACTGCACTCCTCCTTTACCTGCCAGAGAGATAGTGATTATCCAAGAGCAGTTGGAAAAGAAGGAGTATGCCTACACCTGCAAACAGGAACCCTTGCAAAGTCACTGCAACAAGAGTCTGTGCCGAAGTCGAAAGTTTGGGATTGGGTTTCATAACTCCCATCCAGTGGTGGGTGGTCTTACCGTTGTAGAGTCGGAGCCTCCTGTCTGGTTTGTAAACGTGGATGGATCAAGGCTCGAACTATCTACTAAACAGCTACAGATGCAGGTTGAGTTCCAGAGAGCTTGCATGGAACAGATGTATAAGATGCCAGCCAAGATGAAAGAGGGTGATTGGCGGGACCTAATAGATACGCTTTTGGAAGATGCAACACGCATATCTGTCCCGGAAGAGTTAACGCAGAAGGGTCTGTTTGTGGAACTGGTCGAAGCGTTTTGCACTTCTCGCATAGCGGCTCATAGCCCAGAGGAACTTTTGACAGGCAAGCCGTGGACAGAAGAGGGGCTGACTTACTTCAAGCTAAGTGCTTTGCAGGAGTTTTTGAAGCGTAATGGGTTTACGCAATACACTCGTGGTCAGATTACAGAGCGTCTTAAAGAAATGAACGAGGGCGTTGAAGCGGACAAGACGTATCGCTTCAAGGACAATCAGGACAGGTGGAAGTCTGTCCGTGTTTGGTTTGTGCCAGAGATGAACCGTGGAGAAGTAGACCTTCCAGATGTCACTTTTGAACCAGAGGATCCGCCTTTCTGATGCAGTGCGAAACAATACTTGGACCCCCAGGAACGGGGAAGACGCAGACTAACTCTAACCGAGTTAGGGATTGCATCGAGGAAGGAATAGATCCTGACCGGATAGCATGTGTTTCTTTTACTCGCAAAGCCGCGAGGGAAAGCCGAGAGCGGGTTGGAAGAGATTGGGGCATAGACGAAAAAGATTTGCCCTTCTTCCAGACGTTACATTCCATGGCTTACAGGGCGGGGGGTTACAGTCCTGATGATGTTATGGGACCTAAAGATATGAAAGCCGTTGGAGACGCAACAGGCATTGTCTTTGGTTCCAAGAACTCAAACGTAGAAACAGATTTTGATACCTTGGGAGTTTCCAAGGGCGATAGTTACATGAACCTTTACCATTTGTCTCGCAGTAAGGGTATTCCCATGGAGGAAATGTATCGTCTTCAAGGGGACTACAAGGTTGACTTTGCGGAACTCACTCATCTTGTGAAGGCTTACGAGAACTACAAGCAGGTCTACAAGAAGATAGATTTTACAGACATGATTGAAGAGTTTATTGCCTCGGATGTCTGCCCTGACATTGAAGCATTGTTTGTGGACGAGGCACAGGATCTGTCTACCCTTCAGTGGTCAATGGTCGATGTATTGAGAAAGAATCCTCGTATACAAGTCTTCACGGGTGATGACGATCAAGCCATCATGAATTTTCAAGGGGCGGATGTTCGAGCCTTTCTAAACGCAACAGAAAAGAAAACTGTACTAAATCAGTCCTATAGAGTTCCGGGCTCAGTGTGGGAACACGCACAGTCTATTGTTAATCGGATAAACAACAGGGCTCCAAAGGATTGGTATCCTCAAGATCACGAGGGTAGCGTCCGTTATCATCAAAGTTTGTGGGACGTTCCCTTACAGGAAGGGGAGTGGTGTCTCATGGCTCGAACCAACAGAATTGCTTCCTATTACGCTTCGGAGTTACGGGCAGAGGGATGGGTTTACAGTCGCAATGGTCACCCCAGCATCCCGGCTAAAACTTACGAAGCTATTATGGATTGGGAGTCTTGGTGCAAGGGAACACCTTTAGAGCCAACCAAGATCAGGAATATATACACTTTTATGAAGGTTGGAGAGGGATACGAAAGAGGCTATGGTCCAAGGTCAAGGAACCTTTTAAGCATGGACGAGGAAGAGTCCTACACCATGGATTACGCCAAAGAGAATTTAGGGCTATGCGTCAATGAGTCCATAAGATGGCATAGAGTGCTTGGAAAGATTGACCTTGAGACAAAGAACTATATTCTTAACGCCCTGAAGAGAGGGGACAATGTAAGGAACCCTCGTATCAAAGTGAGTACGATACATTCAATGAAGGGGGGAGAAGCCGACAATATAATTGTGGTTCCAGACCTGTCGTATGCGGCTCATAGAGAGTATCAGAAAAACCCAGCTACGGAGCATAGAGTCTTCTATGTGGCCGTAACGAGGGCGAAGCAGTCCCTTCATGTGCTTTACCCGCAGACAGATAGGAACTACGTGCTATGAAAAAACCAGAGGATATATTGACAGAAGCCGCAGAATTGGTTGGGGGGGAGAGAGCCCGTCAACATGGTGATTATGTGACACAACATAAAAGGGTTGCTGATTTGTGGAGTGCGTATTTGAATTGTTCTGTGACCGCATCTGATGTTGCTTTTTGCATGGTGCTTTTGAAAGTTGCTCGAGATGAAGTGGGATCACCAAACCCAGATGATGGGGTTGACGCATCTGCGTATACCGCGCTATGGGCAGCACTAACGAATGCGTGAAGATTTATTTGATGAGAAGGTCTGGTCTCCTCCAGATCATTTACCTGATCTATCGGGCGAGAAACTTATCGCTGTAGACGTTGAGACCAAGGATCCTCATCTCAGAGACTTGGGGCCAGGATGGGCGCGGGGGGACGGTAAGCTTATAGGTATTGCTGTCGCTGCCCCCGGTTGGAAGGCTTATTTGCCGATTGGCCACGAAGGTGGCGGAAACATGGCGAAAAGTCTTGTGACCGGCTGGCTCCAAGACCAACTTGACCACGGCATGTCTGTGGTGTTTCATAACGCTCAGTATGATTTAGGATGGCTTTTGTCAGAAGGAATTGAGGTCAAAGGTGCTATTCTTGACACTATGGTCGCCGCTCCGTTACTGGACGAAAACAGGTTTAGTTACTCCCTTAACGCGCTGGGTTCGACGTATCTGGGCGAAAAGAAAAAAGAAGAAGAACTGAAGCGGGCAGCAGATCAGCATGGCGTTAATGCTAAAGCTGAGATGTGGAAACTGCCTGCCGAGAGGGTAGCTCTATACGCAGAGGGTGATGCCGATTTAACTCTTCGATTGTGGGATGTTCTTTACAAGAAGTTGCAAGAGGATAACTGTAAGGATATCCTAAAAATGGAGCTTTCCCTGCTTCCTCTTGTTTTTGAAATGAGGAAGAGAGGCGTTAGAGTAGATCTGGACAAGGCAGAGAAAACCAAGTCCTATCTTCTATCGAGAGAAAAAGACATCCTCAAGGAACTCCATGACGAAACGGGAGTTCACATTGAACCATGGAATGCAAAAAGTTTGGCGGCAGCGTTTGACAGCCTTGGTCTGTCCTATGACCGGACTCCCAAATCTGATGCCCCCAGCTTTACCAAGCATTTCCTGAAGACCCATGAGCATTCTGTCGCAAAGAAAATCCTGGAGGTCAGGGAATACAACAAGGCTAATACGACTTTCGTTGATACGATTCTTAATCATCAGCACAATGGTCGCATCCACTGCCAGTTTAATCAGTTGCGCTCGGATGAAGGTGGAACTGTGTCAGGACGATTTTCATCAAGCCATCCTAATTTACAGCAAGTTCCCTCTCGGCATCCAGAAATCAAGAAACTCATTCGAGGTCTCTTTTTGCCAGAAGAAGGATGCCAGTGGGGAAGCTTTGACTACAGTTCCCAAGAACCAAGATGGTTGATGCATTACGCTTCCCTGGCTCCAGCTACTCGCGATAATGAACGTGTTCAAGAGATCGTCAGTCAGTATCAGGAATCAGATGTAGATTTCCATCAGATTATGGCCGACATAGCGGGTGTAGACCGATACCAAGCCAAGATTATTAACCTAGGAACCATGTATGGTATGGGCATTGGTAAGCTGGCACAGACCCTTGGTGACATACCTTTTGAAGAAGCCAAGGCTATTCGAGCGGAATACGATGAGAAGGTTCCATTTATAAGAGCCCTTGCGTCTTCTGTTATGGATGCGGCATCCAAACGCTGTGAGGTGAGAACTTTGCTGGGCCGTAAGTGCAGATTTCCAATGAGGGAGCCAAAGGGTTTTTCTCGTAAGGCAAAGACAATCATTCATGCCGAGAGGCTTGAGGAACAATGGAAAGAACTATTGGACACTCCGCTTGAGGAAAGACCATCTAATTGGGCTGAGAAGAATCCTCAAAACTATCAGGTTGCGTTTGTATACAAGGCACTTAACAGACTGATACAAGCTTCCGCAGCGGATCAAACCAAGAAAGCCATGCAAGACTGCATAGACCATGGTTATTGGCCCATGCTTACGGTTCATGACGAGTTATGTTTTTCGATAGAGGGCAAAGATCAGGTGACCGAGATCAAGGGTCTTATGGAGAACTGCGTCTCAGACATGAAGATACCGTCCAAGATTGATGTGGGTCTAGGAGACAATTGGGGTTCAGCTAAGTGATTTAAAAATTAATTCTGTAACCTATGCGTGCGCTACTTTCGTCTGGTCTTCCTTCGTTAAGTGATCTTTGCCCAGACAACGAAAGAATACCTGGTCCAACAGGGGTTTCTACAGATCCTGAAAAATTACGGTCAGACAAGTTAGGTTCAAAATATTGAAAATTAACTGTGGGGGCGTTGTTTTCAAACATACCTCTTAGAATTTGTCCTTGACCGCCTATCCCTCTGCGTCGGTTTGTATCAACGATGCTTTCTCCGAAGGGAGTGGTAACCTCCTGTCTTGACCGACCATACGAAACATTGACTCGTTTTGGTCGTAAAACATCTTCCATAAACTTAGGCAAAACTCCTCTAGGCAAGTGAGCCGCTATCCCAACATTGTAAGAAGTTTCGTCTATTTCTAAATTTTGTACGGGAGTTCCCTTTTCAGACATAAATCGCACAAACTCTGAAGGCATTCCTAAAGCTTCAGGAGTTCTTTCGGAAGATCCTGAAAAGTAATCTCCTGAAAAAGTAAAGGGTCCTACGGATAAACCTTCTTCTGGAGTTCGGATACGAAATTGAGATTCTCTAACTCCGTCTTGATTCGAAGTTCTGTAACCTCCTAAATTTTCGTAAGGGTATTGTCTATCAGCAGAATCCATTACAGCGGTCCTCCCTGACAACAATCTCCGTCAGTCACACACTTGCAATCGACACACTGGTAGTGTCCATGGACAAAGACCTTTGGTTTGTCACACCCACAGCTAGGACAACGGGGACCAAGTCCTTCCGTCGAACCGTTTTGATTCTTTTCTGTTTCGTTCTCCGACATAACTACAATGTACCCATCCTGAGTCCGGTATGCTTTCTTTGTAAAATTCTAAAAGCAATTGGTCGTAGTCCAAATGCTCCTTTATCCATAGCGCGAGTTCCATGTTGGGAACTCCAGGTATTTCAAAATCAACAGCTTGCCCCGTTATGTGCTGGGACTTGCTTGAAGAACCAACGGCCTTGTTTAAATCAAAACATCTGAAACCGCTCGAGGGCGTAAAGGGAATGCCGTAATGTTCCCGGACAGGTTCCAGTATGTTTTCGCACAAGGTCTTGAGGTTCTCTATTTCACCATCGTTTGGTGTGTTTTTAATTCCCTTTCGTTCTGCTGTTTGTGATCTTGTTAATTCCTTTAGAGAAAAGTGTGTCGAAAGGCGTGTCATTGTGTTGGCTGAACCCCTAACAGTTTATTCATTTCTTGTTGCCTCAAAACTTGTCCCGCTTCATTAACTTGATTTTGTAGTGGAGGCGCAGCGGTTTGAATTTCAGTTACAGCTTGATCAATAAAAGGACGAGCTATGTCTCTAGCTTGACCAACGGCTCTGGATACACTTTCTCTTGCTTCGGAATCCATACCGGAAGCTAACGGCATGGATACTCCCAAGAATCTTGCTTCTCGTGCCAAAGCCTCCCTAATTGTCATAGAAGCTAATCCTAATTCGCCTTTAATACCTATACCAAATTCATTTCGAGCTTGAGACATTGCTTGGGATCTAGAAAGAGTTCGACCTTCTCGTGCGGCATTTCTCTGAAGATCATCTGCTATAATATTTAATCCTCTTTTTGCATCCCTAGCTCTTATGGATGGTTTAGTCATCCAAAGCAAAAATTGTTTGTTCCGCATTATTCTTGCAGAGGCCAACATAGCAGCAGCACCACCTAATGTTGCTACGGGGTTTATGAGTAAGGATACCCCAAAAGCTGCCGCGTAAGTTGCTGCGGCTAAACCGCCCTTTCCTTTTAGGGAAGCGTCTCCCACCCTAGTGGCCGCTTCTGATACTTCTTGCAGTCCCTTAACAACATCTTTTCCTAAAATTTCATCCAAAGAACCTCTAGCATTCATTTTTTTAATAGTTGATGCCATGGTCTTTCCGAAAGCACCTGACTGAACAGCATCGGCTGTTATACCTTCAGGAAAAGCTTCCATCATAATTTTAAGCATTGCTTGGTCTTGCAGACCCCCAGGAGTATTAAAAACATCCTCCCCAACTCTGTTTTTTAAAGCCTTTACAAGACTTGGATTTTTAACAGATTCAAGTATCAAGTCTTCTGCGTTTTCAATACGACCAGACCTAACTGCTTTAAATAAAGCATCGCGGCTTTGTTCCGAAGCTATTTTTAAATCTGATTGCAGAGTTTCAACAACAGTTTTTATGTTAGGGTTACTGATGTCGTTCAGAACAACTCGTCCCCATTCATCCCCAGAATTTTTAACCAAATAAAAATCTTTTAGAGTTTCACGCATCTGACCGGCTCTTTGAGAACCGAACAGTAAGTCTTGGGTTTCTTTTCCCAAGTCGTCAAATTTTTGAGCAAACTGTTCTGGCCTAAATACACGACTTACTTTTGATTCTGCTGCTGCGTTTTGCACCCAAGCAGCGGCTAACATATCTCTATTGATATCTCTTTTTGCAGCAGATCCTGTTCGAGCCAAAGCGTCATCTGCATATTGATCAAGTGTCTCGCCCAGTTGATCTAAAATACGTTTTCTATAAGCATCCCCAGCGGGTAAATCTTTTAACCAAGGTTGAACACGGACAATTATGTCATCTGGAATATCGTTAGCCACTAATATTCTGTTTAATCCGTCTATGTCTCCCGCACGGGCGGCTTGAGCAGCTTGGCCCCAAACTTCTGGCTTGATCTGCTGTATCTTTCCAGCCGTAGAAGAACTTGGTGTTACACGTGCTAAGTGAGCCCTGAGAAGTTCGGGTCTGTTATTCTTAACAACTGTTTGAGCAACATCTATGAGATCCTCAAAAAATCCTTCTTTTACGTTTTTGTTAAGCATGTTGGCAGCGCCCGTTTTAAATATCTCAGCGCCATCAGTGTAATGTTTATTGGCTTCCACCAACTTTTCTAAACCTTCTCTCTGTAACTGCGTTACCTCAGAAGATTCTCTTGAAGCAAACCTTCCGCCTTCTCCTCGAATATTTATTCCTCCCCCAAAAGCAGGTTGACCTGTAGCTACATCCTTGGCCAACGACCTAGCTTTCATTTCAAACATCTCATCAATTTGATCTTTAAGTTGTTTAATTTGAAAATCAGCGGCTGTTCCGACAAGATCAGGAGACTTTCCCTGCGCTCCTAAAACGTGACGCAAAGAATTTAATTCGGATAACGTAAAGTCATCTGTTTTTTTCATTACATAATTTAATAAAGGAGCATCGGACATTTGCCCCATTTGAGCTTCTGTACTATCTAAAATATCTTTAACAGCCTTTTGAATAGGCGCTCTGTCAAATCGGACGTTGCCCAATAATTCTTCTGCGTTCCTATACAGAACAGAAGAATCTTGTTGCCAAAGACGAACAGTCTGTCCCATGGCTCCTGTCCAATCTTTAGATTGCCTGCTCCCTGGTGCAAAAGCATTAAGAAGAATGTCCATTTCGCCATCTATTGTCATTCTAAGATGGCGATCCGCAAGACGCACGGCTTCGTCAGGATCTTTCATAGCGTTCTGGATAACACGAGTGATTTCACTAGCGTTTTCTTGCATCGCTGTCTTGAACTGTTTTTCTGTCAAATTCCCTTTAAAATACTGTTGCCAAAGACCCTCAATGTAATCTCTGTTTCTAGAGGCCGCTTTCGTGCTTCCAAAAATTCCTTCGTAAACAGCTTGAAGTCGAGCAGCAATAGGTTTCCCAGTAGCTTCGTATATACTGGGTCGTCCGCCTGCTCGGATGTCTCCTCGAATTTGTGCGCGAGCTTTTTGAGTAGCTATTTTTGTGGCCAATCCTTTGGGGACACCTTCGGAAACCAATTTAGAAATATAAGAAGGATCTGGTTTGCCAGGACCTTTAAGCAATCTTCGAGCCAATCTAAAACCTGTTCCTACAACAAGTTCACCACCCGCTCCGAAAAGAGCTTCGGTTGCGACATCTCCCCAAACTTCTTGGTTTGTTTGATCCTGTATTCCTCTAAATTCTTCTTCAACAAATTCATCGAAGATTTTACCCCCACCAGCCGCAGCACCCATTATTAAAACAGAAAGTGGAAGGCCAACTCCTGTTGTTGCAAAAGCAGCCGCAGTTGTAGCGGCTATTGGTCCTTGATGAGCCCCAAAAACTCCAACAACATCGGAAAAATCAAATAAACCTAAAAAGTCTCCTCCGGGGCGATTAAGATACATCGTTCCTGATTCAGGTAAATTTTCTTCCTGTTTTATAGCGGGATCTATTTTATCCAAGTTAAGATAAAAACGACCCTCCTGATCTTGACCAAAAGTTCCTGGGCCAAAATTACGGGTTATCCAAGCCGCTCGACCTTTGTCGTTATCAGCTTTTGAATAATCATAATAAGCCCCTAAATCCAAAGCATCTCCTTCATGGGTAGGGGTAAAAACAGGTCCAGATGGTTGACCCGTGCCTCTTCCTTCGTAATAAGCTTTGTAATCTTCCCACGTAGACGTTAAAGGATTAGGAGGTCTTTCTGCTGAAGAAACTGTTTGATCCTGTCCCAATAGAACAGACTGTATGGATTGTAATTCCATATCAGTAGGTTTTTCCCCAGCTATTTCAAACTGGCGATCACCTTCAGGTGTTTCAAAAGTTATAGTTCCCATAGTTAGTCTTTCGGCACAATTGAAAGTTTACCGAGATTTTCTTTAGTAGGTTCAAAAAACTGCCCCGCAAAAGTAGTTCCTTCAGCCCCTTTGTATCTAAATTTATTGGTTTCAGGATCAAAGTCATAAGACCACAAACGTGGTTGTACAGCAGCTTGGTCAGAGTCTTGAGCCAATCCTCTTGTTCGTTCTGCTAAAGGACTTACTCGTGATAAAGTTTGTGCAAAATAATCTCTTCCGAAAGGCCCCGGGTCAACAGGAATGCCAAGCGCTTGAGCAGACAGTATTCTTTGATTTGATGTGTTAAGACGATTTATTACATCATCGAATCCAGCCAAAGCCTCTAACTGCTTATCTCTAAACACTTTCATGGCTCCCATTAATTTTCTGCCCAAAGCATCTTTACCTGTAGTGATAAAACCTAAAACTCCATTATCATTCAAGAAAGCAGAATCTATGTAGGCGTTAGCAAGCAATTCAACATCTCTATTGGAAATAGAGTTGGCCGTTTGAGATTTTCCGAGACTGATAGGAATTAATAGTTGAAGAACTCTTCCTATATCCGCTTTAGCGTCTTCTATCTTAGTATATTTTTTATTGGGATCTAAACCCGCTGCCTTATATGCTTTTCCTATTAATTCTTGTCCCGCAGAGCCAAATCCTGTGATATCACCCGCTGCTACATTTGCTAAAACAGAATTTAAAAGAGAAATACCAACTTCCCCGCTTATAAAAGCGTTTTCATACTTAGAAAGATTTTCTTTTATTTTGTCAGCCTCAACTCTACCTATTCGATAAAGTTCTGCGTTTTCTAAAATTTGTTCGTTTAAAGCTGTGGTGGTGGCTTTAACAGATGCAATATCTTTCAAGACTAGCTCTTTTTCTACAAGATTGTCCGGTATCTTGCCATCGTTAGCCAAAATGTCCGCCATACTCACACGAACAAGTTCTCCATAAGGTGCATCTTTAGTTTTCTTACTTTGGTCGTAAAAGAAGAAACCCTTCCTTCGATCAGCATCACGTTGAGCTTCGTCCTTGGCCACAGAAGACAAAGCATACTGAGCAGCGGAAAGATTAACTTTCCTCTCAAACGCTCGTTTTTGTTTGTCGTCAACACCGAACGTATCTATGGTTGCCAAAACACCGTTAGCAATATTTGAAATAGCGTTATCACTTTTTCCAGCAGCAATCGCCATTCCTAATTTAATAAAATCATTAGCTTTTTCGTCTTCTGTTTTTCCCTGATATTCTCCTACAGAATCTATAAATCTCTTCTTGAAGAAATCCATATCTCGATCAACATTTTTATTTTCTGCGGCAGCGGCTATTTTTAACAAAGTTTCGTCCGTTGCTCTCTTCTCCCCTGATAAAGCATCTTTTGTTGCGAGAGCAGTTTCTTTTTTAACGCCAGATTGAATGTCTTGAATAGCCTTTGAACCTGTTATAACACCATCTAGCACAGCTTGACTGTCTTGATCTGGACGCTCTGTGACAGAGTCAAGGTCAGAAACCTCCGTTTCAGAAACAGATTTACCTTCGTAATCGTCAGTGGCTAAAGCTTCTTCTTGTTTCTTTGCCTTTTCCGCATCTTGAATAGCTTTGTCTCGAGCCTCTTCGTTGATAACTAAATCAGCATCAGCCGCTGCCATTGCGTATCCGGCTTCAAACCGATTATAAACTCCCTCTGATACAGCTTTGGCTAAATCAGCACCACTAGCATCAGGATTTTTACCTAAATACGCATCTGCCAATCTATTAATAGTATCCGTAACTTCTGAAGAATCCACACCTTCAATGGTAGGTTGTCTGCGTATTAAGTTACCTAGGGTAGATATCTGATCGTATTTTGTTCCAAAACTTTGGTCGCCCCTTTTAAATATAGTTTTTCCTAAATTCATTAAGAACTTTCCTGCCGCAAAATTAGCCTGACTTAAATTTCTTGCTGTTTCATCAATAAACGCAAGAGGAGCCTCTATAGCTTGTTCAGCTAAAGAAGTTGAATCTACTCCTATGCCAGGACCTGCTTCCCTAGCTTTTTGGGGGCCAAAAAATCCGCCTGTAAGTTCTGCCTCATAAGGAAAGATAGACTTTAAACGCTCCGCAGCAGTCATATTCGCACGTTTTTGTAGATCTTCTGGAGGAGAGCCCAGACCAATTTCCGCACGTTCTCCTACAGTTGGCTTATACTTTACTTCTGCAAAAGGACCACTTGTTTGCAATCCTATGGGAGTTTCACTTTTATAAGCAGCGTCGTATATTCTTTTGCCTTCCGCATCTCCCTCTTGTAATTTAGGAGGTTCACCAAAAATGGTTAGACCATGCGGATGTCGATGGGCGTAACCCCCTTCATGAAACCCAGCCACGGGCATTGCACCACCCGTCATGGGTGCAAGAATTTCTTGCGACACTGCCTCAATCAGTGGAGTCGAGGATGCCAGTATTCCAGACGCTTTATTCTGACCTTGATCCATGGTGTTTTGCATGGGAGTGCTTATGGGAAGCATTCCACCATTCGCAAACATTCTGCGTTCTGCTAGGACGGATCGAACTGGAGAGCGTCTATTCATCATGAAGCCCCCGTAGCACTGCCGAAGAGATTACCCAAAGGGTTGCCTAACTTCTGGTTAATTCCAAAAGCCCCTATTCCAAGACCAATAGCCTGTGACAACGGACTTGGTGCGGGAGCCACGTTCATACCTAACGTGGAGCCAGCGGAGCCAATCTGAGGCTTAAAGATATCGCTCATAAAGCTTATACGCTGGAAGGGTTCAAAAGACTGTTGTAACTGGGACTGTCTTGCCGCGTCTAGTTCTCTTTGAGACTGCGTCTGTGCAAGAGAGCCAAGCTGAGACTGTATCTGCGCCTGCTGACCCAAAAGGTTTTGTCCTACACCAGCTATATTTGCCTGTTGTGTTCCAAGACCCGCGATACCCCCACCAAGACGAACCGCCTCCTGTGCCTGTGCAGATCCTAGTCCACCTAGAAGCTGTGCGACACCTTGCTGACGGCGTTGCTGGTTTTCAAAAGCTGTTTGTGCGGCATTCTGGGCTTGGTTAAAGTTACGGCTTGCATCTTCAAAGATGCGACGGCTCTGAATGTCGGCCAGATTTCTGCCCAATTCTGCCTGTGCTATGCCCTGTCTACTACCACCAAAAGCACCCGCACCAACAGCCTGTGCGGCAAGTTGATTCGTCTGGATGTCCGCCTGCCGTTGCATTTCGGCAAGAGCATCTCGTGTAACAGCCTGTTGGAAGGGATCCATAAAAGCTGCAGATGTGGTTGGGTCAAAAGCACCCGTAGTCCCAGCCGCCTGTTGCCGTGCTTGTTCAAATAATCCGGGAATACCAGCCGCCTGTTGTTCAAGAGTTGCTAGCCCTCGACCAATTGTATTGGCGCCAGTTGTTAAGAAAGGTTGAAATTGCCCTATACCCTGTCCAGTAGCAATGGCTTGTTGCGTAAGTGGGTCAAGACCCGCAACACCTATGTCTGGAATATCAACAGGAGTTTCGCCTCGTGCGAAGGAAGCTTCCAGAATCTTTCTTTGGAAGTCCTCAAGAAAGGGGGCTTGGCGTACAATTTGTTCTGTTACAGTGGCCATTATGCTACTCCTCTCTCAAAACGGTTCATCATGTCATACATCCGAGCAGCACCTAAATTTCTGTCACCACCACCTGCATTTCTAACGGCTCGAGCCGTCATTACAAATTCACCATCCGATAGCCTTGCGGGAATGCTGTCGGAAGTTCCTGTTCCTGGCCCTACAATTTCACCGCCACTTGCAACAGGCACCGCTCCAAACGATGCGGCAAGTTGTGGATTAGTATACGCAGGCTGTCCATACCAAGTTAATTTTAACTCTTGTGCTTCAGGAGAATTTTTATCCGCTATTTGTAACCATTTCTGATAAGCGGCTATTTGCGCTGAGTTGGCTTGTCCTCGTGCCATTAAATTTTTAAATTCTTCATCTTCGGGGGCATCGAGCATTCCTGTAGCTTTAGCCAGACCATATCCCCCTAATCCCAAGGCACCGTATCCAATGCCCTTGTTGAGAAGAGGATTTGTAGAGCCTGTTAGAGAACCAACGATTCGTTCTATGCCCCCTCTTGGTTGATACCCAATTTTAAGATTACCTGCTTTATCAAGCATTTCTACCGCTATAAATTTTCCATCGGGAGAAATATCACCTACTTTTAAACCTCCTGTCGTTTTTGTTGTGAAACCTTCTCCGAGATTGGTAGACAGCCTGGATGTGTCTTGTGCTGCACCAGATTGAAGACTTTGAAATCTTTTTGCTGCGTCGGTTTGTGTAAGGTCAGGAAGTTTTTCTATGGTAACTGGAACGCGCGCAGCACTAACATAGGCACCTGTTTGAGGGTTAATTCCCGCTGCTTGAAGCTGTGCGGCACCTTGGTATGAGGGGAATAGTTTGTCCATAATACCTGATTGTTGAGTTGCGGGATCCGCAACACCAAATATCCCGGGTCTATCAAACTTGGTTCCAGAAAGATCAGAGAAAAATGTTCCCGTGCCTCGAGGACCAAAGACTCCTTGAGCAAGTGGGTTTTGAGGTCCTGCCGAGAACAGATTGCTAGCGGCACTAAAGGGTGCGGTAAGACCCCTACCAAGTCCTGTCGTGAAACCTTCTCCGAAACTAACCCCCGGTGGTGCGTTAAACCCACCCATAATTCCTGAACCCAGCGCACTTGCACCGTAACTTAGAGCGCCAGCCTTTAAAGCATCCGCCCATGAACCACCCATGAGTTTAGTGGTTAATCCTGACGCTACAATGCCACCAATGCCTGGTGCAATAATGTTACCAATAATAGGAGCCGCTATAGGAAGAATCTTTTTAGCGACTTTCTTAATAGCCCTGAACACTTTCTTAAAGAAAAATTCAGGTTGTCCAGTAATTGGGTTAATTGAATTTAGTTCGCTACCCACAACATAACGATTTGGATCTTCAATGCCCATCATCGTCATTTGTCTAAATAAGTCTTCTTTTAGACCCGGATTAGCCTCAAGAATCTCTTTGGGGACAACGGTCTCGCCTTCAGCAGCGTGAACCATGTAGTTGTCACCGTAACGACCAAGAGTTGCCAAACCGTTGGCCAAGGCTTCTGCGGTGGGTTCACCGGAATATTTGGGAGAGGTATCTATCATCATCAGGAAATCTCCAGCACGCTTGCGAAGGCATAAATCTTCGACGCTGTGTCACAATTAAGTATGAGCGTATCACTGGCCTCAAGAACAAAAGGTCCAGCGAGAAACGTATCTGCGAGAGTTCCGATACTAGCTTTCTCTAGCGTAACAGTAACCGATGCGGAACTATCGGTAATCTTCGGGTACACTACTATAGTGCCTGAATGACTATTATAAAGATTTATATTCTTTATTATCGCTTCTGTCGCGGTTGGACAGGTATAAATTGTGACATCCCCTGTCGAACCCACTAAAGTTGCTATATTTTTGTACGCTGAAGCCATTAATCCATAAACCAACTTTTGCCATTATCATCATCTTCACCGCTAACCACCGCAGGAAAATCTATTTTTGTTAAAGCCATCTCTAAATCACGTAAAATACGCACAAAAGTGTCCGCATCGTATTGATCAGGAGCCATGGGCATTGAATGGTCAAGCAATTTAGCCATTATCTCCTCCCATCTGGTCGGATACCAAGACGTAAATCGCCCAATGTCCATGTTATATCTGTAGTATCGCTTTCTATGCGGAGAGACGCTTGCCTTGATCGACTACGCAGAAAAGCCTGTTGAGTTGAGGATTTCACCGCGTTTGTTGAATTTGTAGACAAACTATCTCCTGGATAATTTCTAGTCTTTAGAATGTAGTTAACCGAAGCATCTGCGTCTGAGCTTGTAATATCAATATCGGGTATAAGACGATCTAGGAACATAAACTGTTCGCCATCTCCTAAATCAAAATCGGCAGATTCTATAAAGGATGTCATGGGAGAACCATCATCGTCATCGCCACTTTCGTGGACATAGACGTAATTTGTGCCACTAGAAGTGCCGCAACCTCTCGGATTGTCGTGAATACCGTAATCCACCCACGCTGTTCGAGATAACGTCCCTAAATCCCACGTGTTTTCCGTAAAGTTATACTTGACGTAGCGATCTATCTCGTCTGCGTCTGAACTAGGGTAGAACCAAAACACCTCATCAAACATCTTGTTAGATGCGGCAAAGCACTTAAAGCTCTGTTCAAGGTTAATGTTGTCAAACACATATCGAAGAAGCGTACAGGGAATTGTCTGAACACGGCCCGTGTAGACGTAAAAGTTTTCACGATCCATCCAGAAAACCTTGTCTCCTACTGTTGTTACAGCATTGGGGC